GGGAGAATTCATACTACGTAGAATTTCCTTGGACTGTTGGATAAGTATTGTCGAGATTAATACTTTTAACTTACCTGGGGTAAATTTATATCTTGAAGTAATGGATCTCATAGAGACTCATTGCGACAAGCTCTTTTTGTTTACTCCAAGTGGAGAAAAGTATGCCAGGATATTATGTCGGGTTCGTCTTGAAAGAAGATGGAACCTGGACATAATACGTCCTCTTACCTTATAACCACTGTCTCTCAGAATCAGGAACTGATTCAAGGTCAGTGAGTATGTACGTGCAAAATCGATTGCGTTCCCTAATACCTTCGTTGCCATATATCACATTGATATAGGCAATGGAGATACATCATAATATGGTTTTTCCATATTACGATTAGGAGAGTATCAAGCCTTCTTGATAAACTCAGAACACAAACGACGAGTACGTCATACCACTTTTCCGGGAGAAACTAGACTTTTATGGAGTCCAACTTTAACTCCTAAATCGTCCATGATCTTCAGGTATTCGGCCGCCACTGGGTCGTTAGAGATAACAACATCATCTCCAACGATACAGTAGTCATTGAATCATACCCCAGGGCTGACTTGACGGCGGTGTGCAGCCCATTGTATAACGGTATGGTGGAAAAGGGCCATCATATGGAAGCTAGACTTAGCACCCATAGGCTGACCGGTTTGATAGTAGACCTTCTCAGGTCGATCTATTCCCTTTTGGGGAATATAATATGGGCGACCTACCAGTAAGACACCCCATATTGTAGCAAACCAGGATCCAAACACGGCAGATAACAATGCTTGTTGGAAAACAAGTGGAAGTATATCTGTGGCTGATAAAAGGTCATGACAGAAGAAAGGTCCATTAGGACATCTCTTCCATAATCTCTCGTAACAGCCGGTTTGGTCCTCGGTCCCATCTTGGGGGATACAACGTAGTAGCGCAGCGATTGCTTGATACAATGGATATATCATCCACTGAGTCCAGCACTCGATCATCGCGACTACCCGTATCTTCCCAGCCGCCTCAGGCAATAACCCAAGTTTTCCCAAGACTCCAGGTTTGGAATCGATAAAGATACCAGAAGGTAACAATCGATGCCATTCCTCCATCCGATTAATTAATCCGATGTTTCCTATCATTTTCGCCCAGTTAAACAAGTATTCGCGAAGCGAATCATTGTATGACTGGTATCATACCATCATAGATGGTAAGATACCAGCTGGGAAGGTTGACAGGATGGAGAATTCGTCTGTTCCATGACGAACTGCATCCTTCTTCTTCTTCGAAGCGGGAGATGCACTTGAAATAATGAAAGGGGCTGTTTTCAGCATTTTCAAAGCCTCTAGAGGCTTTCCGGAAAAACCAGTGTGAAAAGCTTTAGCACGTGGGTACAAATCTTTTAAAAACTCGAAATTACTAT